CTACCCCATCCAATCGAACGGCGGCTTTAGGCGGTCCTTCAGCAGGCGGTTCCCCGCGATCGCCTCCTGGTACTCACGGATCTTGGCCAGGTCATCGCGCAGCCTGTCCTGATGCCGGATCACCCACAGCACCATCCCATCCCTGCCCGTCCACTGGTTCTGGCAGGGCCGGATGATGTACTGCCGGAAGTCCTTGTGATAGTCCAGCCATGCCTGCCACTGCAGGTTGTCCACCCGCTGCTGGATCCGGGCAACGCACACCAGCCCCAGGCAGATCGTGTCCGGGGCTGGGGCGTACTTGGAGGTTTTCCGCCACGTGAATTCTGGGGGTAGTTCCATACCGGGGAGGATACGCCTCCCCGTCTCATGGCTTGCGATCAGGGGGACACAGCGCCCTCTCCAGAGCTGGCCGTGCCGTCCCTGATGGTCGGTAACGTCGGCCAGGGCACGTCGGGGAACCCTGGAACGCTGGGCAAATCTCGTAGGGCCTGCCGGTAGGTCTGGTAGGCCGCCTTTTCCAGCGCTGTCAGCGGCGCATCTGGCATTTGCGTCCAGTCGGTAGCGCGGAGGCGCTGACCGCGTTCGGCCTTCACTTGGTCGCTTCTAATCCTTGCGAGAAGTGACGGCGGCAGTATGTCGACCCTAGTCTCCCCTTGGGCTAGGGGCATATCAGGCGCTATAGCCCGGTAACCAGATTCGGTGATCGCATACATTTTCAGCGCTCCACGGTGAAGCCGATAACGTCGAGGTTTGCCAACCCTCCGGCGTCCACCTGATATTCGATGTTCTGACTAGTATCGGTCGGCAGGGGCCCGACAACGAATGCCCCAGCCGTTAGCCCATACATACGCGTCGAACCAGTGAATCCAGAAGATGCCGGCCTGAATCTGGCTGCAGCACTACCGTTATTCGTCATCGCCACAATGGCGCTGCGGCTCACCATTGGAACGAGCGCTGAGAGACTCACGGATATGAATGTCGTGCTTGTCCCTCCAGATACCGACCTTGGGACTTCCTGCATGTAGATCTGCTGGGGGCCTTGCACGATGAAGTTGTAGATGAGTGAGCTTCCGTCTGTTCTGAAGCTCCCGATATACCGCCGCGAGGTGTCTCCGGTCTTGGTGCGGGCGGCGCCGTTGTATGGGGTGTCCGGCGCTGTGGTAGCCACCTCCACATCAGGCGTCCCGGCGTTGCTGTAGAGGTAGGCGTGATACCAGGTGCTGGCGGCAAGCGTCGGTGTCTTCGTGACAGCCGCAGCCAGTGCCAGCGCTCGCCCCAGCGACGGGATGTACGCCGAGCCGCTGGTGAAGCGGATCTGCGTGCCAGATACCCACTCCATCTTCAGGCCATCGATGTAGCCGGCAGGGATCGGCTGGCCGCTCATCGGCGTGACCAGGCCAGCCTCATCCTTGTACGACGGGATGCCTGTGTCGCTGACGAACAGCGTCACCTTGTTGGTGGCGGGCGTGGGGATCAGCGACGCCAGCCGCTTGAACATGGTCAGCATTACGAAACCTCCACCAGCGCGCCGTCCAGAACGATGCTGGAACCGTCGCCGAGGTTGATGGGTAGAGTGAACAGCGCCTGCTGATTCAGCGGCACCAGGAACGATTGCCCGTCTGGGATGTTGTAGGGCACGAAGCCCCCACCTGAAGCAGTCACGACGGTCCATGCGCCGCTTTGGCGGGCGTACTGTTGGCCGTCCGTCGGCGCCTCGGGGAAATACTTGTTGGTGCTGCCTGCGGGAAGGTCGTCCGTTGTGGCCGATTGGGTGCCCGAAACGCGACCCTTTGCGTCCCTGGTGATCTTGACCAGCGCGGCGCCTGCGCCAGAGTTAGCGAGATCTGCCAGCGAGATCGTCGGGTTCCCTGCATCGCCGTCGGGGTTGGCAATGTCGATGCCGGTACCTTCCTGCAGCGTCCGCAGCGCCCAATCGCCGTTGCTCTGTCTCGCGGCGAAGCCGGCGCCGATCAGCGCGGCCAGCTTCTGGATGTTGGACGGGACTTCGCGGATCAGCTTCCAGATGGTCGAGGCGATGCTGCTAGGGCCGCCGCTGCTGCCGCCGGTGGGGTTAATCACCTGCGCCGCGGTCAGGATCTGGCCGTCTGGCCCCCGAAGATTCACGCCCACCTGGGCGCCGTTGGTTGCGTCGGGGTCGACGTCAACGAAGCCGCGGGGATTCTGGTGCAGCGGTACGCGCTTCTTGGCCATTACCGCCCCAGCGCGCGGACTACGGCTTGGCAGGCCGCGAGTTGGTCGTCGGCGTCTCGCCCGACTCGAACAACAGCGCCCGCAAACTCTGCTCGGCGTTCGGCGGCCGCATCACGTTCGCTGGCGGCGGCGACGGCGTCGGACAGACGCTGGGTCTCGCAGCTCGCCCACCCGTCGCGCAGCCGGAGATCGCCAGCACGCACACCAGCCACAACAGCATCAGCGACGGCCGGGGCCGCGGCACGAGCTTCTTCATGCTTCTCTCCGATGGCGGCCAGAGCGTCGGCCTGTTGGTGTTCAGTCGTCCGCGTCTGATTGACCTGCTCAACCTGGGCGGCACTGGCGCCGGCCTGCTGCCTGGCTTCCGCGCCCTCTGCGCGATCGCCGCGCCACGCCCAGCCCGCGCCGAACATCGCCGCTGACCAGAGCGCGAAGGCACAGATGGCGATCACCGCGCGGTTCACGACTTGCCCTCACACAGCTGGCGCTCCGCCGCGCGACGGTTGGCCAGGCCCTGCACACGCTTCCCGCCCGCGTACACCCACTTGTCCAGCTCAGGACACCAGGCCGACGCCGGCTGGCCAGTGTTGATCTTGCGGACCAAGGTCGACTTGCATGCGGCATCCACGCCGACGTTGTAGGTCCAGCTCAGCACCGCCGCCCACTCGTTCTCGTGGAGCGGCAGGACGATGCAGCTGCTGATGCCGGCCATGTACTGCCCGAGCCTGCTGTTGAGCCGCTGGGCGCACTCCTGCTCGGTGTAGCGGGCCTTATCCGGCCGGCTGGTGTCTCCGTAGCAGTAGGTCGCCACGCCAACCATGTCGATGTAAGGAGTCGGCGAGTACCCCTCCCACGGGCGAACCAAGGCGGTGCTGGCCAGGGCAATCACACTGGCCACCGTCCCGCCAATCACCACGCCGCGCTTAGTGGCCACGGATCCACCCCCAGAACCGGCGCAAGGCCGCGAAACGGGCGCCCAGCCACTGCGACCAATCGCCCCAGTTCCGCATGACCGTCGTGGCAGTCAGGACGCACGTATAGACCAGCGTCGAAATCGCCACCAGATCAGCCCACGACAGCCCCTGCGCCGTGGTGGTGATCGTCCCCACCACCGGTGGCACGAGCTTGTAGGCAGCCGCAGCCACCTCTTGGGAAACCGGATCTTTCATTGCACGCCCCTGTGGAAGTCAGGGCAATCCTGCTCCGACCGCCATAGGCATCAACGGTAAAGGGCCCGGTTGCCCGGGCCCTCCGTTCAAACCATAGCCGCCAGGAATCGGCGGGTGGCCTCCTGCTGGTTCGCGTCCAACAGCCGATAGATCTGCAGCAGCTCCCGCTCTCCCGGATCCTCGCTCTCCGGCGGAGGAAGCGCGGCGCACAGTTCAAGCGCGAGAGCCTTCAGGTCTTCCGGGCTGAGGCCGGTTGCGCCGCTCATACTGCGTTGGGCGCGGACGTTGGAATGGGAAATGCTCATGCGGCCTTTTTCCCCCTGCCCCGGTCTTTGAAGCCAAACCAGTCCGCGATGAACTTGGCGTAGGAAGCCGAATACAGCTCGGCATGGCTGATGGCAGCGTAGGCGTACTGGATCACCTGCTCCTCTGCTGGCAGAGCTTGAATATCCTCGGCGCATGCACGGCAGATCTGGTACTTGAAGCCACCCGCGACCGTTCCAAGCTCGCCGCGAACCGCCTCCATCTTGGACCACGAAACGACTTTGTCGCAGCAGTCACAGATCGGGTGGGCCTTCGGGAAGTTGACACAAAGCGGCCTTGCTGTAGCCTTTGCCATTGGAAATCTCCTAGTCGATTTTTCCATCTGAAGCCCCGGGGTGGCCGCCCTGGGGCTTCTCTTTTTTGGGTGCGGCCCCTGAGGCCGTATTGCCTGCCGTGTAATGCCGTGCCCGGACACGCCTCGACGCGCGGTAACCAGCCTCACCTCGCCCAGCCATGCCTGCGACGGGTGCCTCAGGGGCCGCATTTACTTGATCTCTTCAAGGAGGCTCTGGATGAACCCAAAGAGAAACGCCTTACCTGCCTCGGGATCGTCGCTCAAAGGAGCAAAGACTTCGTCAACATGGGTGACCCAGTACACATCCGGGTCGATCCCGCAGCGGATCGCATCAGCTGCCGCAATTCCTGCCTCCTCGCCATGTATCAACCACTCGAGGTACCACGGCGGCACATATTCATCAGGGGACAGGGATTTCGACGGTGCCATTCTGACAACGTTGCTCATGCTGCCTCCGGATAGATGATCCCGATCTGGCCGGGGCGGGGGAAACCCTGCATACACCTGGCCTCGAAGTCCTTGTAGTTGGCGGATGTCTCCGCCAGAAGCTTTACGTGGTCCTTCTGCCGCATCAGCACATGAATGCCGCCGTCGGACAGCCACTGGTGAAGCTTCTCCCCCACGCCCTGCCTCGCCGAGATCTCCGCGATGACCTCTTCCGGGAAGCAGGCCTCATACACCCACTTGCGGGTGATCGCTCCCCAGATGGGAGGGCGTCCGTTGGCGCCGCTCGTGTAAGGCGTGCCAGTGACCTTTGCCAGAGCCCGGTAGTACTCCGGCTCAAACCGGCGCTCCCAGTCCTTGACCTCGAGCCGGATCAACTTGCCGATCAGGTCCTGCAAAGCGTCAGGTGCACGGTGGTACTGGTAGCCGGTGGCCTCATCAATCAATGCGACCAAGCCCAGCATGCCCAGCGACTTGCGGATGGCGAGGCAAGCCAGCACTTGGTTCTGCTGCTGCTTGTGGACGCCGGTCGTGCAGGCAGCGTCGATCACGTTGTCGATCGCTTCCATCACCCCTTCTGCCTCGATGAACTGAGCCCGGCCGCCCTTCCCTGGGTTCAGAACCGGCAACCCCGCTTTTTCCTTTCCATTCATGTACTTGGGAGCGAATTCGGCCAAGAAACGGTCAAACCGGCCACTTCGGGTCTTCTCGGTGTATCCAAGTACTTTGGAGATCTGCTTGCCGATGAATCCGCGACGGCCATCCTCCAGGACAACCGCCTCGGCCTCCATCTCGCCCAAGCGCACCACCCCGTAGTGGCTGATCTTGGCGAGGCCGGTCATGCCGCTTTCTCCTGAACCTCGGCTTCCATCGCCTGGCGCAGCATCCGGTTCAACACCCAGTTCTGGCTGCGATCTTCACGCTTTGCCTTCTCGCGGAGCCAGTCCGCGACCGATCGCGGGATCCGGTATCCGACCACCACCTGTTCATCGCTCTTGCGCATTTGCTACCTCCTATCGGCTGGGTTGCAGTCAGAGTGCGGCAACCTGAGGAAGCGTCAACGGACGTACTGATGTGTTGCCGTTGCGCTGTAGAATCTATTTGATACCCACAATTTGTGGATGTCAACTAGATTCTTTTGCCAAGAGTCAAAGTGGTGCCCACAATCGTCCGCATGAACGACCGGCACCAAACGAAGCCCTACCCCCTCCGCATGAGCGACGAGCTGAGGGCCAAACTCGAAGAAGAGGCAAAGGGGATGGGCCGATCTCTGAATGCGGAGATCCTGGCGCGGCTGGAAGCCAGCCTTACCCCCGTGGTCGAAAGGGACTTCCAGAAGGAATTCCTCGGCGACATGATTTTCGGGTCCTTCCAGGACGAAGAGGACCAGGCGCTGGGCGATCTGGACCGAACCAGCGTGGAAGGCATGGTTGCTTGGCTGCGCTTGGTGGATGCTTACCGAGAGAAGCGCAAGCAGCTGGAAATCATGGTCGATGAGGCTTGGGCCATCTTCCAGAAGGAAAAAGCCGACAAGGAAGCGGCGAAGAAGCGCAAGTCAACCAAGGCCACGAAGGTGAAGTGATGAAAGGAGAACACCACGGATGATTGTCACATCGCTTCTTGCGCTTGCAGTCGGCGCTTCAACGCACGCCGCCGTACCCAAGGCTGAAGATCCCTACAGACCGCCAGCGCGGGTAGTCCTCGCCGAGCGGATCGACAAACTCTGTAGAGAGCGCGCCTTGTACAAGCCGGAGGTAGCCAATGCGATCATTCTGGCCGGCTCTGGGACTATGAGCGAGCTGTGTGAGTGCACAACCATGCTCACCATTTCAGAACTTTCCGATGAGCAAGTTGCGTCCGTTGGGAAGGACCTGGAGCTAGTCCAGCGGATCGTGGACGCGATTCCGACCACTCTTTCCCGTTGTGTGCAGATGAAGCCTTTCCGCTGAGGACAATGCCATGAGTGATTGGAAGAAGACCAACTACGGCACCCCGAAGACCTGGGCCGAAATCCAGCACGAGAAGAGCGAGGCAGAGCTGGAGAAGGTCAGCGCAAGTCCTGTGCCGATGCTGATATGGCTGGGCTTCCTTGCCCTGTGTGTAGCCGCCGGCGTCGTCTACGTCATTCTGTCGTTTGTTCGCTGAGCTGGCGCTCGATCTCGTCCGCTACCTCAGCGACGTCAGGATCGCGCGACCTTTCCGCGATTCCACGCAGTACCTGTAGCTGGCTCATGATCTCCCCTGTTGGCTTTTCAGACGTCCGTGCGAGCCAGTTGACGTACTTGGGACTGGTCATGGCCTTGGCCAAGCCGTTTGCAAACGCCGAACTGCCCAGCGAACTCGCCAGCGTAATGAACGCCGCGCCTGCGTTCCCCATCGCCAGCGCCGTACCAGCGCCAGCACCCGTGGTAGCCAGCTGCCCAATCAGTGCATCCCTACTGGATGTACCCGAAGGGTTCGCGAACACCTTCGACCCTTCCCTGATGCGGGAAGTGGCCTTGGCAATAGTCTGCATGTTGCGCTCGAACTCAGGCCCGTAGCTGCCAAACAGGACCTTGCGCGCCTCTGGGCTGGTGTTGGCGTAATTGGTCAAGAACGTCGACATCGAGAACACATTGTTCTCGTCATTCTGCTGGTTGCCGAGCGCCCGGCCCATGCGGCGAATGAAGGCCGAGCTGACGATCTTTTTCTGCTCATCCGGCAGCGCCTGCATGATCGATCGGATGCGGGTCGGCCCGTCCTTCGCACCGCTGACTGCGGCCAGGTAGGCCGCCTCGCCGTCTCTCTTGCCGATGATGGAGTCGATGTTCTCCAGCTGGTCCACGTAGCGAGAGTGATATTGGTTGGCGTTCGTCAGCGCCTCGGCTGCCTTCGGGTTTCCGGTGGCCTTAACGGCCTCCTCCATGTCGCGACTCAGGGCGGCATACACCGGCCGCCACATGCTGCGCGGCACGTCGCTGCCAAAGTTGGCATTGTCGATCTCGCGGCCGACCAACGACCGCAGCTTCTGCAGGGCTTCATACGGCAACTTGCTGTCGGTCATGTTGCCGAGGGTGGCCATGACGTTCTGCTCGATCTGGTCAGCCGTCGGCACCGGCTCCATCACCGTCATCCCCAGCGACTTGCGTCGCGCGTTCTCCATCTCGACGGAGCGGGCCTGGGCCTGCAGATAGGTGCGGTAGGCATCGGCCTGCTCCTGCATGCCGGGCTGGGTCAGCAGCGCTTGCACGCCCTGCGTGTCATCGATCAGGCCGCCTTCGATGCTGCCAAGGCGCGCGTTCTGGAAGAGTCGCGAGGTGGACGGGGCCCCGGGGATCGCCTGATTCAGATCCCTCAGCGCCGCCTGTACATTGGAGATGTCGACCCGCGTGTCCTGCGGAATCAGCTCGTCCAGCGCCTGGTAGAGAGCATTGCTCTCTGCGCGCGACATCTCCTTGAAGCCGCCCGGCCCCGCAATTCCCTGCCTGATGGCGAGGCCAGCCATTTCTGGGTCGACGGCCTGGCCACCCGGTGCCAGCGAGGAGGCAATCTCATCGATCCGGCTGCCAAACTGGCCAGCCTGTCGCTGTGCGAATCGATCGATCACGCCAGCGGAGCCCGGCACGCTTCCCAGGAACGTTTCAGCAGCCTGCAGCACACGATTGCCTGTGGCCTGCCCCATGCTCGGCTGCACCCCCGCTTCTGCGAAGTCACCCAGCGTCTGCTTCACCGCCGCAGCATCGCCACCACGCAGCGCTCGCCGCGTGGCATTGGCGGCAACTGCCGGAACCACGCCAGATGTGGGCAGCCTCGGGACGACGCCTGGCGCGAGGCCGCCGGCGATGCCCGCGATAGCCTGCGCGACCGGCCCGCCACCGGCCTCACGCGTTCCGCTGGCAGCTGCAGAGCCACCGAGCGTGCTGGCGACCTGCAAGGCAGGCTGCGCAGTGAGGAACGTCCCCACCCTCTCACCCAACGTGGGCGCGAGTGAGGCAACCGGGCGCCCAGCGGTGAGCGCTCCACCACCGCCAAGGGTCAATGCGGTACCGGTCAGCGCCTCGCCAATGTCACCGAGTACGCGGTCGCCGCTGGTCTGCGCCTTGGGCAGGCCAAGCGTATCGGCCAGTGCGCCGAGCTCGTCCCGATACGGGCGGGCCTCCTGAGCGCCAACGGCCCGCGCGACGGGGTTCACCACGTAGTTGTTGAATGCGTCCCCTCCAAGTGCGCCCAGCAAGCTGCCGGCGCCCTGCAGGACCGACCTTGCGCTGAAAGCGGCATCGCGCAACGGGCCCGCTCGCCAACCGTCAGCCTGCCGTCCATCGGCGGTGCTGGAAACGCTGCCGGTAACCTCGGAGAAGTCCGGCGGCAGGGCCTGGACGGTCCCGAGGGTCGGGATGTCCTGGTACTCCGTCCAGGGTCCAATCTCCTCCGCCAACTGTGGCGCGCGCGGCGCAGGCTTGGCCTGCAGCTGCTGGTACTCTTCCCACGGCAACGGGCCGGCCATCAGATCTTCTCCCACGCGTTACGGTCGGCAGGGTTGCCACCACGGAAGCGGTAGCCGTTGCGCACAGTCCCCGGCGCTGGGCCACCTTGGGCCGGCAGGCCAGGGCCAAGTGGCGGAGACGGCGGAGGCGCGTCGCCCAAGGTGCCCGGTGCATTAGCACCGATTCCCTGCAGCTCTTGGACGAAGTCTTTGAGCTGCTTCAGGGTCCTGGCATTCACACCAGGAGCGTTGGACAGCGAGGGGTACTGAAGCGCTGCGATCCTTGCCTCCAGATCCGACTGCGAGCCAACACCCGGGACACGGGTCAATGCCAGCATCGAGTTCTGGATTGCGCCGACGGCGGCGTCCAGCTCTTGCCCAGCCTCGGTGTTGCGGACCAGATACTGATCGATCGGGCCGGTGTCTACGAACGAGCCCCCAAGGTTCCCCAGTGCCGCCTCGATGCGCGCCAGGCCTCGGTTGACGTTGCCGAGCTGCGCAGTCTTGGTCGCGTTGGCTTGCTGCGCCTTCATCTCAGCAGCGCTCGGTGGCTTGGCTGACGCACGCGGTGGATCGCCGAGGGTGCCGGTGCTGCGCTGATCTGCGTACTTGGCTGCGTCCAACCCCATCGCCTGCCGCGTGCGCGCGGCGGTCGCGTAGCTCGACGCTGCCGAGGCATTGCGCTGCCCTATGGCAGCCTCGCCGAGCGGGGTCACGTTGACGGACTGGTCCGGCTGCGCGTACGGGTTGTAGGCCACGTCGCCGGCGATCTTGGTCATCTCCAGCGGCTTGGTAGTGAGGCCGAGCGATGCGGCGCCGGCCCCGGCCAGGTCACCCAGCGTCGCGCGGTCGTACACGGCCTGGCGCATCGCAAAGTCCTGCGATTGGCCGAGCGTGCCAAGGTCGACCTTTTCGTTCGCGGTCAGTCCGTACGCAGTCAGTTGGTTCAGGGCGTCGACATCACCCGCCCGTGCGCGTCCGATGAGGTCGGCCGTCAGGCCCTGCCGCGAGGCGACATTCTGATCGCCGAGGACGCGCGCATTCCTGGCCTGCCGCGCCTGCTCCAACGCATAGGCGAGCTTGTACTCGGTCCCCAGCTGGTCGTTGTAGGCAGCCCGGCCGTTGCCGAACAGCGCATCCCCGAGTGCCGCGCCTGCGCGCATGTATCCGTTCGCCATGTCAGTACCCCAGTACGCTGCCGCGGGGGATGCCGTAGCCGTAGCGCGGACGTGCGCCGGGCAACTCGTAGAGGGCATCCGTGTTGTTGCCGAAACTCGTCATCGCGCTTGGAGCTGCTGCCGCCCCGCCGCCTGCCATAGCCCCACCGGCTGCCATCAGCCCACCGGACAGCAGATCCATGCCTGGCCTGCGCCGGATGTTCCTCAGGCGCAACTGGTCGATGAAGCTCTGGCCAGCAGCTTCTCGCGAAAGCCCGTCGATGTCCGTTGCCAACCGGCCATAGTCGAATGCCTCATCCTGCCGCTGCAGCCGAGGCGCTTCGATGCGCGCCATCAGATCCGCCGTTCGAGCGGCTGCGGAATCGGCCCCGGTACGCGCCGCGCCGCTATCAGCCTGAAATGCCTGGCCGCCGATCGGAGACTCCAGCCCTGCCACGGCCTGCTTGCGACTACGCTGCAGCTGCTGGGTGAACTGCGACAGCGCCTGCGCCCGCTCGTCTGCGGACGTGCTGGCCTCGGTCTTGGCGATCTGCTCGTTGACCTTGGTGTCAGCCTCCTGCTGGCGGCGCGACTGGTTGAGCAAGCTCTGGGCAGTGGCCTGGTCCTGCTTGCGTGCGACGCGCTCGGTCTCAGCCTGCTGCATTGCAGTGCCGGCGACAGCCAGGGCGATTGGAATGAACTGACCCATGCTTATCCTCCGTAGCCGCCGAAGCCGCCGCCATACAAGTTGACCTGCGAGATGCGGGTCGCCTCACGCCTATTGGCCTCGTCCCTGCGCTGCTTGACGAATGCTCCGATGCCGCCGAACTGGTCGGCCAAGTCTTCGCCGAATGCCGTCGAACGGGCGGCCTCCAAGTTGGAGCGCAGGCCAGCCGCAGCCTGCTGGGCACCGGTGTTCGCATCAAGCCCTGAGGTTGCCAGCTGGATGAGGCGGGCACGCTGGTCCTGGTCGGCCGCTTCCAGCTGGGCACCGGCACCCTGCGCGCGGCTCTCCACCGTCAGCGCGCCACGGTTGTAGTCGTCGCTCAGTCGACGGTTCTGGTCCACAGCGACACTACCGCCGTTCAAGCCACCGCGCGCCAACGAGAACTTCAGCTCCCGCTGAGCGTCCACGTTCTGGCGATTCAGGTCATCCATGAGCTTGGTGCGAGTGGCAGAGACGAAGTCCGCGATGTCCCTTGCACGGCGCGGATTATCGAAGGTCGCGTTGATGCGGCCCTGGGCCTCCCGGATCCGCTCCTGGCGTTCCATCTCCATGCGCGCGGCCACGTCCGCAGCCGACTCGCCCTGCTTGGCCGTCTTGGTCAGGCCCAGCGGATCGAGGAACTTGCTGGCACCGGACTTCTGGATCAGGCCCGTCGGGTCTGCCCAGTTGCCCTTGCCGATATTGCCGCCGCCGGCCATCAGCCTGCCTCCTTGATACGTGCGAACAGGACCGCGTCGTCGCCATTGGCGCAGTAGCGGCTCAGGGTTGCTTCACGGCGGTAGCCAAGCGAACGCTCGTACCACTCGAACGTCTTGTCGCGGCCGGCCTGGCCGTAGAGCTGCAGGCGGTGCACGTTCGGCTCGGCGAGCATCCTGTCGTTGAGCCTGCGCGTGATCTTGGTGATGGCCCGCCAATGCTTCTCCCAGCCGGCCATCGTGCCCAGCTGCCAGCCCTCCCATACGCCGGGACGGACCTGCCAGAACCCGCCGGCCACCACCGGCACCCCGTCGGCCAGCAGGACGAACTTCGGCCCGGGGACGGCGGCCATCTTCAGGATCGCCTGCTGCGGGTCATACTCGGCCGCGCCGGTCATGGCCAAGTCCTGCGCGATCTCGTCCGGGCGCATGTTGCGCGCCAGGTAGGCAAGATCCTCAATCAGGACGTCGCTGGAGGCGATGACGGTCATGGCCCGTTGCCCAGGTCGTAGAAGCTCAGCGACGCCTGCGTCAGCGCCCACTTCTTGCCCGGCGCGAAGTCCACACGCAGGCTGAAGGTCGGCGCCGACATCGGGAACGGGATCACCCCGCCCGGCAGCGTGTCGGGGTCGACCGTGTACGGGTCGGTGAACGCGGCAAGGTTCCGCTGGTCGTAGCCGATGCTGATGCTGGGCGTGCCCTGGCTCACGATGTCGAAACCCTCCATCATCTTGGTGACGCTCGGCGTCCCGAAGTCCAGCCACGGCCACCAGACCGTGCCACCGAACGGGATCGACTCGCCGCCAACGTCGTCGCCCAAGGCAAAGTCGCTGACCGCGCTGATTTCGTCCCCGTGCCGGATGTAGAGATCATTCCCCAGCTGCGCGAAGGCATCCACGGAGAATGGGAACAGGTAGCGGCTCCAGGCGCCCTGCTTGCCCGAGCGCATCGTGTAGACGAACACCGTCGACTGCATCACGCACCTCCGAAGCCGAACTGCAGTCGGCCGCCAGTGGACATGCAGAGCGTGGCCAGGCCGCCGCAGGGGGGATTGGCGCTCAGCAGGTACTCGGTCTGGTATCGGTCACGCTGCTGGCGGTAGTAGAGCGCCCCGGCGCGCAGGTAGCCCAGAATCACATCGGAATTGCTGGTCTGGGTCGGCCGCTTGTCGTCCAGCGTCAGGCGCGGGTTGATCATCCCGGCAAACGAGGTGAACACCATGCCCGGCACCGAGCTGTCGTACCACCACAACCACGCTAGGCCCGACTGCACGAACGCAATGGCTGGCTGCATGTTCTGGTCGAAGGCCAGCGCCACCGACGTGATGCCCGGCCGGATGAACGCCGGTTGCTCGCTGCCGCCATCTGGGCCGAGATACACTACGTCGCCATCCACGCGCACGCGCCACAGCTTCACCCGCAGGCCCTGAGAAGCATCGTTCAGCGCTACGCCGCCCATCTCGAAGTCGATCAGCGGCTGCAGCGTCGAATTGACTCGCTCGACGTTCGGCGCGGACACCGGTGTGGAGGAAAGGCCGCCAGCGGGGATCATGGGGTGTAGCGTCCCCAGGTCATGCGAACGGTGAAGGTCGCCTTGAACGCGCTGGTCTTCGGGAGCTTCGGGGAGACGCCCCAAGCCCACGCGCCAGCGAACTGGAACGTGGCAGAAGCGGCAAAGAACGCACCTATCCCGCCTACTACGTTGCCGTCGTTGAGGTCGAAATCCATGCGGAAAGAGCGCTGGTAGGTGCCCGCCGTATATGCCTGCGGATTCATGCTTGTGCCGACCACCGGCGACACGGGCATCGAACCCTGCGCCGGAAGATCCGCCATCGCCTGTGGCCCGTAGGACGCGAAATTGCCGGACGTGACGTTGAACGCGATGCCATAGCCGAGGTACTGAGACCAGCGGGTGTCATAGGTGGCGTTCGTGAGGGGGCGTGCCGTCCAGGCGTAAGTGGTACCGGCGATGACAACTGACCCAGTTGCGTCTGCTAGCGTGGGGTACACGCGGAGCTCGTAGGTAACGTCAAGAACTTCGTCAGCCAGGACGGTGATCGTTGTCGGATTACCACCTCCATCCAGAATGAGCGCCCGGCTGAACAGAGCTCCGACAGCGTCAGCTGAAACCCCAACCTCCGCCAAGGTGCCAGCGGCACTGCCTGCGGAGAAGCGGATTGTGCGGCGATGCCAGCCATAGAACGTACCCGTCCGATTCACGCCGTCGGTGTCTGATTGCTGGGTGCTGCTGACTGCAATCTGCGCCACAAGCGCAGTATCGGTGAACGCCGGAGCAGTGTTACCTGATCCCACGCGGCAGTAGCCGTAGACGGGGTTGGAGCCTGTCGTTCCGAGCAGGTCCAAGCCAGCGTTGGTGATCAGGTTGGGGAACCAATCGGCGGCAACCCGACGGCTGCCCGGCACCTCCTCGCCCTGGGCATCCACTCGGAATGCCTCGATCTTGTACCAACCGGCCACTCCGTTGTGCGCGTGCAGGACGTTGTTCATGTGAGGGTGCCTCCTTCGACACTGGAAGACATCCCGATGCCCTCGGGTGCCATGGTGGTGGTGATCAGAATCTGCTGCAGGGTTCCGGCGACGACTGCGGATGCAATCGACACCGATTCCGGCGGTACGGTGTACCCAAGCAGTGTGTTTCGCAGCGTTCCGGCTTCAACGGCGCTCGTGAAACTCATGGACTCGATTGCGGTGTAGTTCTGGAGGATCGGCCGGAATGTCCCAGCCTCCACCGAGGAAGCGAGTGACACGGCCTCCACCGGCACGTCGTAGCTGTGGTAGATGTTGCGGAAGGTCGCCTCCACGACATCGGATGCAATGCCCACCGCATCGACACCGCCGTCGACGGGATAGAGGCGCGTCGTCAGGTATTTGAAGAAGCCGTCGCTGCCGGTACGGTTTTCGGTGAGCTCTGCGGTGTCGCCCAGCGCGTCCGTGGCGCGCACCGTCCAGATGGCATCGCCGCCGTTGGCAATCTCGCCCGTGACCAGGCCGCTGCCGTCCATCGACAGGCCGGCCGGCAGCTGACCATCCACGATCTCGACCTGGTACGGCGGGAGGCCCCCGGCGATGACGTAGGGATAGTTGATGGTGTCGCCGCAGCCAGCGGCTGGCAGCCGGCCATAGACACCCAGCACCGGCGGCGGGTAGTTCGGGAAGGCCAGCAGGTACTGGCCCGCGCCCGGGTAGTAGGTCGCCAGCGGCGGCGTGCCGTTGCGGTCGGCATAGAGCATCGCCTGCTGAACCAGGGCGTCGATCGGCGCCCCGATGTCGCCGGACGCGAGGTTCTCGGCGGCGTTGGCGATCCCGACCGAGCGCACGCCCTGCTGGGACAGGTAGATCAGGTCGTTGGCCACCGGTGCAGCAGCCTTCTGCCAGATCGACCCGATGCCGTCCATCTGGTCCAGGATCGCCATCGAAGCCGGATCCGGGTCCACCTGCCAGTTCTGGAAGCTGCTGGCGTTGAGCGCAACCAGATTGGCCCGGTACTGCTGCAGCACCGCCATGTTGTTCGCATTGGCCTGCTGCAGGCCGGTCGGCAGGTAGCCCGCGTCATCAGCCGTCGACCAGTCCAGCGGGTTGGCCGTAGCGCTGTAGCGCACGATGTCCTTGTCCGCCGCAAACACCTTGCTGGCGACGATCGCCACCACCTTCGAGCGTGGGCACTTCTCGTCCTCCACGCGGCGGGACACGGCGCGCCAGTTGATCGAACCGTCCTGCACCATGGCACCGATGTCGGTCGGCCACACTGGCTCGGTGGCACCGCTCACGTAGCGCGGCGAGGCCGTCCACACCACTCGGCTGGTGGTCACGGCCTCCCAGATCACCTCGTTGTCGATGACCTGCTGGCCGAGGATGCCCGGCCAGGCCGGCTCGCTGCTCCCAGAGGTGCCCGACTCAGCTTGCACCGCCTTGTAGACCAAGCCCTCCGGCAATCCCGCGCTGGCACCACTGACGACGAGGTTGTCCCCGAAGATCTCGTGGTTGTGGTCGGCCACCGAGGTCAGGTGGATTGCGGCACGGGCATAGGCCGCAGAGGCCGGCGCCGTCGCGGTGACTGTGGACTGGTGCCATGCGCCGCCAGAGCCACTGTCGACCACGTTGCCCTTGTCCGTCTGCAGCAACGTGTTGAGCGAGTCATACCAGCGAATCTCGGTCCAGCCTGCCGTGGCGCCGGCTACCGACGCCCCCTGCTGGATCATCGAGTTGGCAGTCAGCTGCCCGCCGACTGGCACGACAAGCTGCGCGTTGTTCAGGGCGACGCCGTCTGGCTTGTTGCCAGGCAGCTGGACGCAATTCGGGCTGCCGTAACCGTGCGACGTCGAGAGTGAAGCGTCGCCTGAGAACGTCCAGCCTGTCGTCCCTTGCTCGAAGTAGCCGTTGATGACCTGCGGGTTGTTCGGCGCCGGCTGGGTGATCGGCTGGACCAGATCCCCGGGCAGATACAGGGTGCCAGGCTGCCAGAGAGGAGCGGCCATTACTGCGCCTCCTGATTGGCGTAGCGCCATGGGCTGTTACCGCCGCTGCTGCCATAGCGGTCCGTCACATCCGGCGGAAGCTGGTTGCCGGACTGCTCGCCCGGGATCGGCGTTGGGTTGGCCACGTCGCTGTCTTCGAACACGGTTGCGCCCGGCGATGCCGGCCAGGACGGCTCGGTGGCGCCAGAACGGGGTGCCGGCCCGAACACGTCGGTGACCGTGTACGAATAGCCGTTGTCGACGGTGGGAACGACCTTGTCTCCCAGCGCGCGCGCGACGTTTCGCACCCACACCTGGAACTGCTCGGTGCCGCTGTCTAGCTGGTAGGCGATGCCATTCGGGTCGGTCGGCGTGACGAGCGCGCCCGGCAGGTAGATCTTCCCCGGCTCCCACGTCGTGCCGCGCTGCAGCCAGTAGTGGAAGACGTCACCATTAACGAACTCGGGCACCACGTACAGGTAGCCGAGGAACGGGCCGGCGAAGTGGATTTCCTTGATCGGCAGATCCGGGGTGTTCGGATGCTTCAGCACCTCGCACTCGACCACCGGGGTACTGGCCGCGATGGTCTGCGGCTCATGGCTGAAGACGATCAGCTTGCCGTCGTAGGCGCAGAGGCCCTTCGTCGCTCCGGTGGGGAGCGTGTTCTTGTTCTTGGTGCCCGGCCGCGACCGCGGCACGCCGTCCTGATCGACATAGCCGTTGACCAGGTCGAACAGGGTGTTCGGGTCTGCCCCGCCCTTCGTCCTGAGCCGATTGATGCCGCCCTTGGAGGCGTTGAGGGTGACAATGCGGCCGGTCACTGGAACGGCACCTCCGGGCGCGGCGGCACGTAGACGCCCTCACCCGCCGGCGGCCCGGGGATGTACCGCGCCGTGGCGTGGGTGCCCGCTACCAGATTGGTGATCATCACCTCCAACTGCTGGATGTAGGCCTGAGCGTCCGCCTGCCGGTAGTGCGCCTTGCCGTTGGCCAGCGCCAGCAGGAACACGATCTCGCTGTCGATCGTGGTCCGGTCCGTATCCTCGGTGAACCGGTTGAGGTCGAACTTGCCCTTGATGACGAGGTTGCCCAGCGTCTCATCGGGCGCCGGCCAGATCTCGATGCAGTTGCGGAACTCGTAGCGCTGTGGCAATCCGGTCAGCTCGCTGGTCGTGTAGCTGCGCGGGTTGATGCCCTGATGCATCTCGCACCAGACGCCATCACGCTCGCGACCGACCCACGTCACCTTGCGCGGGTCCAGCGTTGCCGGGCACGACTGCGGGGCATTCTTCTCGTCGTTGTCCGGGTAGTCGTACAGCCGCTGGCCGGCCACCAGCGGCCAGGAGAACCAGCGCTCGTTGCGGAACTCGCCGGTCGGGCGCCGGAACAGTGCCACCTGCGCGCTCTGAAGGAAGTCGTTGAGCAGCTCCGTCATGCCCGGCGGCGGGTTGTTCGCCTGTGCGGCGAAGCCAAGCCGCCTCATCAACCGCTTGCGCAGTTCTGCCAGCGTGGCGTTCCCGTCAGTGCTGGAGCAGGCGCATTGGATGCCGTCGGTGATGCTCATGGGAGCCCTCTTGTGGAGACGGGCCGGGTTGCCCCCAGCCCGTCGGGTTACCGCGTGGGGCTGGCGATCAGCCGCCCAGGGTGCCGGCGCCGGCCTGCGCGGCGTCGTACAGCGCCTGCAGTTCGGCCTTCGGCGCGTTGCCCTTGTGGTCGATACCCAGGCGGGTCAGCTCTTCGCGCAGCTCGGCATGGGTCAGCTCGGGCTGGTCGTCGCCATCGTCTTCCGGCGCGGGACGGCTCAGGCTGGCGGCGGCGGTCGGGCGCGGCGGCAGTCGGCTTTCGATTACGGCCTCGGACTGCTTGCTGAAAGTGTCCTTGCCGACATCCATGCCCAGCTCGGAAGCGACGTCACGGGCGCCGCGCGGGAACACCTGGTCCACCACCGACCGGTACTTGTCGGTGTACTTCGTGTAGAGTCGCTGCAATTCCTGCGTGGCGTTGTTCGGCAGCTCGAACGCGAAGTAGTCCGGGTCGGTCACGACCACGTTGTCCTCGCCGTGGATCAGCTCCAGGATCGGCAGCTCATGCTTCGGGAACGAGTCGGAGATCGTGACGTACTCGCTGCGCTGGATCGTCGCCTGCACTACCGGGACGATGATGGTTTCCTTGCTCATGTTCCCTCCTCGGGAATGGGTGAGCGGCCCCGTGTAGAGGCCGCGGAAGGTCAGCCAGCCGCCATGTAGACGGTGCCGGCAGCGGACAACTTGATCCACTGCGGCAGGTTCTGGACCTCGGTCTGCCCGTTCGCAGCCAGGGTTGCCAGCGTGGTGTACGTGCCGGTCTCGGTGTCCGAGCCCTGCAGCGTTGCGGCGGTGTCGGCGAAGTTGGAGAAGGTGGCGCTGCCGCCGCGCAGGAACGGGCTGTTGCCGGTCTTGAACGCGGTATTGGTGATCGGGGTGGACTTCATGGGGATGGCTCCTGTAGCCGGATGGGGTTCCCATGAGCGCCCGGCCGGAGCCGGGACACTCGGATCAGGCCATGCCCGATCAGGCGATGGACAGCACGGCGTGGACGTTGCGTTTCTTGGCCGTCATGCCGTACTTGTTGGTCTGCGCGTAGTAGGTCACGTAGCGGTCCGGCAGCTTTTCCGGCTTGCGCTTCTTCATCCAGTGGCCCTTCAGCGGGCGGAACTTGATGAAGTTGCGGTTCAGCAGGTAGCAGCGCTTGGTCCACGGGTAGGTGATCGCGCCCAGGCGAGCGTCCAGCAGTTCGAAGGTCGGATCCCAGATCAGCTCGATGCCCTTGTAGAACACGCGGGTGATCGACGGATCCATGCCGGTGCCGCCCTGCTGGTTGACGATGATCTGCCGGTCAACCTTGGTGGTGGTCTCTGCCTTGTAGGCGTTGAGGAACGCCTGGCCGCAACGGATGTCGGTCGGCATGGCGCCGCCGTAGCGGATGCAGGCATCCCACATGGCGTCCAGCGCTGCGACGATGCCGCCCGAGGCGATGGCCATGCTGGCGTTGTTGCGCCAGTAGGTGCTGGTGCTGGCATTGATGCCGCCGACGATGTCGCCGGTGCCCGGGGTGGTCGAGACGATGTGGTCCAGGCCCGGAACGGCCTTGGCCGACTGCGAACCGTTCTGCAGGGTTTCCAGCGCCAGGCCTTCCTGGAGGCCATTCTTCATGGCGGTCCAGCTCGACTGCAGCAGGTTGACCAGCTGCTCCTTCTCCGACGAGGAGGGAACGCCGGCGCCGGAGTCATCGATGGTGATGCCGGCCGCGATCAGGCGGTCTTCATCGAACCAGAAGCCTTCGTGGTTCGAGTAGTACTGGAACTTTGCGAAGCGGTTCGGGTCACGCTCGTTGTAGGTGACCTGGTCGGCGCCGCTGTAGTTCTGGTAGTTGCTGTCGTTCGAGATGAACAGCTTCTCGTTGTAGATGCCGTTACCGAAGTACGACACCTCCTTATTGCTGACCAGCAGGTCCAGGGTGGTGTGGGCGATGTTGATCTGGTCGATCGGATCGTTGGTCGCGTAGGACTCGAGCGAGTAGTTCGCGCCCTGCGCAATCTGCGCGGTGGTGAACGGCATGAGGGTGTCCTCGAAGGGGAATGGGTGTCTTGCTTCCATCCACGTTCGAGGGGGGCGAGGCCTCTCACTGCCCTACCGGGCGCGACTCCGGCGTACTGCTGCGTGGCGCGGTTGTCAGCCGCAGGGCCAGATTGCCCTTGTTGCGGGATGCGTCAACGGACACAAGAAACCCCGCCGGAGCGGGGTCTTGTCAGGACAGAGCTTGGCTCTGCTCAGCCGTTGGTGGCCTGCTGGATGCCGTACTCCAGCGCGTCCATCGGGCTGGCGAAGGTGGTCGGGTCCATCGCCGGACGTGGGCCGCTCGGGCGCACCGGACCCGGGCGCGGCTGGACCGGCGCGGCGGGTGCGGCAACGGCCGGCGCTGCCGCCGCCGGCGCCTGGATGCGCGCATAGGCCAACGCCGTCCGCGTTGCCCATTCGCTGGGGTGGTACTGCTCGCGGATCTGGCGAACGGCCTCGTTCAGCTGCGGGCGCTTTGCCGCATAGCTGGGGTCTTCCTGCGCCATCTC